CGGCTCCTTGTGAAAGGGTTTGTCGTACGCGTGCCTCCCATATTTCTGGAAAATTCATTGCCATAGTTAATTCTGTTTTAAAAGGTTTTTAAATATCATTTAAATAGCTTGCTGTACTGCGATTTTAAATAGAAGCTACTAATTTTTGGTAGGCTTCAGGGTTGCTGTTTTTGAAAGCTAACTTTTCATCTAAGGAAAGTTTTTGAAAATCGTCCATAGTAGTTACTCCAGTGGTTCCTGCGGGTGTAGTAACACCTGTACCAAAGCTCTTTTTAGCAGGCAAAGCCTCCAAAGTAGCTTTTGCGAGCTCAAAGTCTTTAGCTGCCAAATCGGCAAAGGTTTGTCGTTTGTCGGCAGTGATTTTACCACTTTTCACTGCCTCATCAAGCATTTGAGTAGTAAGGGCAGCTTTTTGTGCTTTTTCTTTGGCTACAAAAGCACTAAGCTGTTCTTCTGAAAGGGTAAGTTTTTCTTTCAGTTCGTCTCGTGTTTTAGAAAGTGCCAAGATAGCAGATTCTATTTCGTCTGCAGAAAGTTCCTTGGTGCTGGCACTCATACCCAAGGCTACTAAGGCTAATTGTGTAAGTTGTAACTTCATATTGTTATCTGTGTTAATTGTTTTATCTGCCAATGATAGGCATAGCTCATTTATTTCTTTTTCAGTAAGTTCTTTGCCGTCCATATGTAGGCGCAAGGCGTTAGCATTGCTCGGTACGGCTACTATAGAGACTTCAGCAAGGATACACTTTGTAAGGGTTACCACATTATCTTTATATGATAAATCCTTTTCTGAAAAATATATTCCCATACTCGCCCCTTTGATAATCCCGCGCTCAACCTTTCCTGCTATGAGTTTAGCATTTTCGTCTTCCATATCAAACAAAGGTTCGGCAAAAAGTTTACCCTCTTCAATGGTAATGTCTTTCCAACTTCCTATTACGGTCTGATTACTGCGAATGTGTCCGTCAAGCATTACAGGATTGAGTTTGAAGCGTGTTAGGTCAATTCCTGCGGTAAGTATCCGAAAGCCGTGCGAATTGACTACTGCTTCATCGTTCAATATAAATTTAGGCATTGTACTTCTGTTTTTTCTTGTTGTCAATCATTTTCGGGGGCAAAATTCGTGAGCTTCAGTGGAGTGTGCAAATAGTTGTTCAAGGACTGAACAGTTTTGTTCAAGGAGTGAACAAAGTTGTTCAAGGAGTGAACAACTTATTTTCTAATTGCCTTATTTGTAGGAATTTTGCCACAAAAAAAATGGCAAAGACAAAAGAACAAACACGTATTAAGGCTGAACAATATTACATTGAAAATATTGAGGTTACACAAGCAGAAGTGGCAGAACTCTACGGGGTTCGTCCTGCTACGATTGGTGAGTGGGTAAAGAAGTACGATTGGGAGGACAAGCGTCTGAACTTCCACGCCTCGCCTACGATTATCAAGCAAAAGCTACAAGTCGAGACCATTAGGGTAATGAATGGACAAGAGCCTACTTTTTCGGCTTCTGATGTAGGTAAACTAATGGCAGCTCTGGATAGGTGCGAAACGCAAGCAGACCCAACTACAGTGTATAAAGTGCTGAAGGAACTGGATATGTTTATATCACAACAAGATGCAGGCTTTGCCGCTCAATGTACCAAGTATCACAAACAATTCTTACAACTAAAAATTAAAAATGAGCAAGAACGATAAAATATACGCTAAACTCTTAGCCGATTACGACAAGCATTGCCTGCTGATAGCTAAAGCTACTTCGGTAAATATACACGAAACAGCCAAAGAAAAAGCGGCTCGTATTAAAAACTTAGAGGGTGATTATGTACGCTGGTTTGAATACTATTTTCCTAACTATGCCAAACAGAAGTGTGCGTGGTTTCACGCCCAGCTGGCTAAGCTGATAGTAGGTAATAAACGTTTGCGCTTGCTTGCCGAGATGTACCGCTCGGCAGGAAAGTCGGTGCATATAGATATGGGCATACCACTGTACTTGTATTTTGCCAAGAATGATTTGCGTTTTATGCTTTTGATAGGTGAGACTGAACCTAAAGCTAAGAAGCTACTATCGGGTATACAGGCACAATTAGAACACAATAACCGCTTGCAGAATGATTACGGCAAGAGGTCATCGGCAGGCGACTGGTCGGATGGTTCGTTTGTTACTAATGACGGGGTTCGGTTTATGTCGCTTGGTTTTGGACAAAACCCACGAGGGGCACGAGAGCAAGCAGAACGCCCCGACTACATAGTGGTAGATGATGTGGATAGCAAGAAGTCTATTCACAACGACCGCATTATGCGGGAAAGTGTAGATTATATTACTGAAGATGTATGGGGGTGTTTTGACAGCGAGGATAACGCTACTGAACGCTTTGTATTTGCCAATAACAACTTCCACAAAAACTCAATAACGAATCGCCTTAAAACCTACTTCAATGAGGTAATTAACACGCCACAAGAAGAGCAGAACTACGAAAGTAATATCGCTCAAGGTCGCACCTTGTTTAAAATACTTACGGTGTGTGCTGTGAAAAACTTGCAGGACTTTGCGCCTGAGTGGGTAGAGAAGACTTCGGCAGAGTACTGGCGCAATAAGTTTAAGAGTATGCCCTACCGCTCGTTTATGAGGGAGTATATGCATACGCATATTGAGGACGGGGCTATCTTTAAGTACGAGGATATACAGTATAAAAAGGCTTTGCCACTTTCCAAGTATGATAACCTTTGTTTTTATGGCGACCTTTCCTATAAGGAAAATGCCGACTACAAAGCCCTGATTTTGGTAGGAAATATAGGCAAAGAGTTTCATATACTGCTGTGCTATATGCAGCAAAAAAGCCGTGCGCATTGTGCTAAATGGCTGTATGACCAGTATGAGAAGTATCGCTTAGACCGCTATAACATCCGTTATATGATTGAGGGCTTATTTGCAATGGATGAGTTTGTAAGCGATTTTGACCAAGAGGGCGACAAACGAGGGTACTATATCCCTATTGTAGCCGACAAACGCAGCAAAGCTGATAAGTTTGACCGTATAGAAAGCCTTGCGGGCTATTTTGAGCGTAAAAATGTATGGTTTAATAGCGAGCAGAAAAACGCAGATATGCAGGTGCTTATAGACCAGTTCTTAGCCTTTGAAAAAGGTTCGGGTGCCCACGATGACGGACCTGATGCCGTGCACGGAGCTTTTAAATGGCTCATAGGTCGCAACAGGCAAAGTAGCAACCAATACGCCTTTGGGGCAAGAGTTAATAACCATTATTGATATGTTTTTAGTAAAAGAAGATTTAAAGAATAATATCTACTCCTACCAAGTGGAGCAGGTAACCGAAGGAGACGACACTATAATATTGCAGGCGTTAGATACTGCCGAGCAGGAGGTAAAATCGTACTTCTATACCAATGACAAAAAGGAGTACTTGGACGGTCGCCCTCGATACGATGCGGAAGCTATATTTGCCAAACGTGGTGAGGAGCGCAACACCCTTGTGGTGAGCTTATGTTTATCAGTAGCCAAGTGGTATATCGTTGATTTGTGCAATGCCGATATTATCTATGACCACGCCAAAGAACGCTACGACAGGGCGATAGAGTACCTTAAAAGGCTCGCTAAGGGTGAGGTAAATATCAGTTCACTACCTATTGTGCCTCACACAGAGGAAACCGAAGAGCAAACACCCCCTTTTGTATATGGTTCACGCACTAAATTTAATCACTAATAGCGGTTAGTCGTTAGCCAGCGACTCACTCTAACGACTAATGACTAAATACTAACGACTAAAATGAAAGATATAATCGTAACAACTGAATATGATTTGGAGGTTGCAGCAGGCGACTTTGTCGCTAATGAAAGTACTGCCCAGCACGTGGAAATGCTGCTACTCTCCAAGCAAGGAGAGTGGAAGGAGTCGCCTATTACGGGCTGTAATATTCAGCAAGCAAAGAACGGCAGTATTACCCGCGCCCTCGCTAGGCATATACGCATCCAATTAGAAGCAGACGGCTTTAGTGCCGAAGTACTACAAATCACCGAGAAAGGTATTAACATTAAAGGAAAATACAAGCAATGAAACCCTATAAGAACTATAAGAAAAAAGCTCCCTCTCCTTCGGGGAGGGCTGGGGTGGGGAAAAACACCTTGCAACCTACCCGCAATATCGTTCCCAAGGCAATGGCGCGTACCCGTGCCGATGTACTCACGTGGAAAAATGCAATGGCAATGGCAGAGAACGTAGAAAACCCCAAAACGTTCCCCTACTATAATCTCGTTCGTGATATGATGCTTGATGCGCATACTACCTCACAAATAAAGAACAGAAAGCTGAAAACAATTTCGGCAAACTTCAGCATACAGAAGGCTAATGGTGAGACACACGAAGAGCTAACCAAGGCATTACAAAAGTCGGTTTGGTTTAATGAGATTATAAGCCACATCTTAGATAGTGAGTATTTTGGTTATACCCTTATAGAGCTCAATAGGCAGGTAGCACCTGCGGGCAGTAATGAAGTGCCTTTTTCGGATGTAGAAGTAGCTTTAGTGCCTCGCCAAAATGTAATACCTCAAAAGGGTATTATCCTAAAAGATTATACCGATGATAGGGGTTTAGACTATATGAATGCCTCCGAGTACGGCACGTGGCTGTTAGACTTTGGCAAGGCAGGCGACTTGGGACTTATCAATCAGGCAATACCGCATATACTTTTCGGTCGCTTTGCGCAAAGCTGCTGGTCGGAGTTGTGTGAGATATATGGCATACCTCCCCGCGTAATGAAGACAAACACCCGCGACAAACAAGCCCTTACACGTGCCGAGAAGATGATGACCGATATGGGGGCTGCCGCTTGGTTTATCATTGACGAAACCGAGCAATTCGAGTGGGC